CGATATGTTACAATCTCACGACGCACAACACCTTGTGTGTCTGCGTCAAATGCGTTTTTAAAAGGTCCATCAACCATTGTTTTGTCTTTCTGCTACTCGAGCTCTAAGATCGCTTGAACTAAAGCGATGGTCACGTTTGTTGAAATATAAGTCAATGTCACGTTTACGACAAATGTCTTTGCCTGTGAACTCCTTGTCTCTATACTCCTCACCTAGTATTCTAACATCAATATGATACATTGTCAAGATATCTTCTAGATCTTTTTCTGTACCATAAGGAATAATTTCGTCTACATAGCCAACTGCTTTAAGTTGTGTATAACGCTCTACTACAGTTTGTATTGGAGCGTTCTTTTCTGCTCTATCTACACTCGGATCCATCTGCAATCCACAGATGAGATAATCACACTGTTCCTTTGCTTCACGCAACATTTGCACATGTCCGGCGTGAAGTAAATCCCAAGTGCTACATGTAAATCCTACTCGCATTCGTCCTCTCTATATTCTTCTAAGATTTCCATTAATTTCTGTAATAATTCTTGATCTGATTTGTTATCAGTATCTAACTCTACCTTTAGTTCAATTTTCATATCAGTCTCCAAAGTCAAACAAACTGTTGAATGTGGTGTGTTGCTTGGTATCTTCTAAGTCATAATCTAGTACACCAATTAAGTTGTCTAACTTGTTATCAATAATAGTTTCAGCCATTGCTGCATCATCAAATGGCAGTTCTTTGAACCACTCTGGCAAACGAAGTTCGTCTGTTGGATACGCAACACTTGTGTAGCCTAGTGGATTCTGTTTTAGTTTACAAACAATAACTTTCATACCGTCAACAATCTCTTGCGAGTACTTGTCACCATTCATACGCTTTAGTGTATTCCAGTTGATACTTGCCCGTACATGCCCAGGCATGTTTGCTTTGCCTTTGCGCTGTTCTTCTTTCTGATAATAACCAATTTTGTTTGCACGTTTAGGCGAACCTTTCTCCCAGCCAGGCATGTCTTGGAACTCCTTACGGAACTTTGTAATACGTTCAAGAACATCTTCTTCTGGCTTGTCTGTAAGTACCATTAACAGTACTTCACTGAGAAACTCCTGCATGTATACGGGCGTATCAGAACGTCTTAGATCAAGACCCATTGCCTTTACTTTGCCTGGCTTGCCGTCTACGTCTGTTCTAAAGCCTTCGTTGTCAATAACAAGTGCCGCATAACGCTTCTTAGTAATGTATAAACCACTTTGTGCCACAATCTCACGACCTGCTGCAATTACGTCTGCTCTTGTCTTAGGACAGTGAAATGCTCTTGCCATAAAATCTACAAATGTTGTATCAACCTGTTCTGCAACCTGATCGTAAAGTGCAATTGCTTTTTCTGCGCTCCACTCTAATTTTCCACTTTCAATATCATCCCTAAGCACAGGCCAAGCACTAAAGTATACAGAGTCAGTATCACCGTAGATAACACTTTTACCTACGTGATCATACTCGCCTGTGATAGTTTTATTAACCTCAGCACTCATGTGCTTAACAATCTGTCTACCTGTTAGTGTAGTTGATTGTCCTATCCTTTTGTCAAAGAATCTACAACCAGGATTAAGAATGGCCCCGTAAAGAGAGTTAAGATTAATCTTCTTAACCAACTGTCGTTTGTCCCAATACTCAATCTCCGCATCAATTCCTGCGTCCTTGGCTTTCTTAAGTTTCTTTTGAAGTTCTTTTCGTTCTGCATACCACCTCTTTAGAATTCCAGGAATAACTCCTTCAAACTCTGTTGTAAAGATTGTGCCGTTAGCACTGAGCATCCATGGCATTTGACTGTCAAAGATCAGCTTATAAATTTCAGCACCTGACAGTACATCCGACCTACCATCTTCCCAATCAATCGTAAGTGCAACATCTCGTCTCTGATCCATGACTGCTTCGTATTCTTCTGTCGCAAAACGACCCTCCCAACTTCCTGCGAATGATTTCTTCTTAAGGTTCATGTCTTCATGTACACGAGCATCTGAAATATCTGGACGAATTTGTCCTACAATGGTTTCGGGGGCCATGTTTAGCGCACGAATTACTGATGGATACAGTGAATTCAAGTCCATTGATCCTACCCACTTGTGCAAGCCTTTCTTAGGAAATGCAACATATGCACCTGCTGCCTGTGTGCTTTCTTCGTCATCACGCTTTGCACGATTGGGTACCTGTAGCCCACGATTGTGTGCTTCGTTGATAATACCCTGCTCTGTAACAGCTACAGCACCCATTGTGGTCTGTAGTAGCACAGTGTTTTCGTGTGCAATTGAGTTGCTAAGATCAATAAAACGTAGCTTCTTGTCTAGCTTGTCTAGCAGCGCAGTATCCTGAATGTTATATTCAATAAACTTGCGGAAGTCATTGTTGTACAGTTGATCCAGTGTGCCTTCATATGGCACCTTGTTTTCACCTACTTCAATCTCACCAATTGCATCCAATCGATATGAGTGACGTTCTTCATATGTGTACTTGCGATACAGTTCCAAACTGTCTAAGTGTACACGACCCACTAAGTCAAACGTAACTGCTTGCTTCCCGTATTTTTCATATTCACGCTTCTTGGGCAATTGCCCCCACAAGCAGAAACGTCTTGTATCGTCTTTGCTTAATACTCGTGCAACACGGTTTACAGTGTAAGGAATATCATATCCTTCACTGTTCCAGCCACTTAAGATATCTGCATCTTCAATCAAATCCAAGAACGTGTTAAGCATGTCTTCTTCACGTTCAAACAACACAACACCTTCTATGCCTTCGACTTCTTTTTGTGCTTGCTCCATTGTGAGTGTCTTAGGTGGAACAGCAAGACACACCATTGTTTCTAACCATTGCAAATAAACAGACACAGACGTAATGCCCATAAACGGATCGGCGGGATCAGCAAAGCCGCGTTCTGGGTCAAAGTCTGTCTCAATATCGAAAAACGCAATGTTTAGCTTAGGCGCATCTTGATTGAGATAGTGTTCACTTAAACACTGAAAGATTGGATTGACATCACTTTCAAACAAGTTCTTGCCCTTGTTAATAGCAACTTCTTTGCGAAAGTCTTTTGTGTTCTTACATACAATACGACTCAAAGGATCACCGTACACACTCTTGTACTTGCCCTTAGGGTCCTCATAATAAAAAGTATATTTTGCTTGATATTCTTGAAAGTGTCGTTTACCGTCTCTGCGTTCTACGACACGAATAATGTCTTGATCGCGATCGAACATCGCGTCTACATATGGCATCTATTTCTCCTTGTTGCTTTGTGGCCAACTTAACCATCTACATGCTCTTTTGAGCGAGACTTGTACCAGCGTACCAGTCCATAAATACTTAGCGCAAACCAAAAAATCTCAATAATAATACTGGATAAGTTAGGTTTGAAGTATAAATTAATCCCCAGTAGTATAGCAACAATCATATTATTGAAACTATACCAAAATCCTTTTGCGTCTAGTTTGCCAAACTGAAGTAAGGCAAACGTTCCAACTAAGATAACAACTCCTACGTTACCTACGAAGTCACTCCATTCATATGTGTATTCCATTTACCACCATGTCATTGCTACGCCAAAACCGGCGACATTAATAATTATAAAATAGCTTGTCAATAGTAAAGGCCATACTAAACCTCTCCTATAATATGCTATTGTTCCTGCCGCTGCACCTACCAAGAATCCTGGATACACATATCGCATGTCTGGTGATAAAGCATTTACAGCAAGGTACATACTAGCACCCACAGTAAATATAAAAGACACTAGTTCTAAATAGAACGCAATTTTGTCTGATCTATATCCATGTATCCAAAATTCTTGTATTTTTTGCATTATTTGTCGTAACCCAAGGTTGATACTAGTGTTTCTAGATCTTCGTGAGCGTCAGCGTGTGAATCCCAATCACGATTTTTGGCAATCTTAATTGCTTTGTTAATAAGTGCAGGTTTAATATCGAGTTCTTCTGCAACAGCTTTTACTGTTTCTTTAAGTCCTTGATTCAAGTCTTCAACTTCTTGCATTACGGTTACACCTTCGCGAACCAGTCGCTCTAGTTTTGCTTTTTCTTCAGGTCCGTAGGTACGGTCACTCATCAAAGTTCTCCTATGTTATTTGTTAAATTATAATAGATTAATTGTTGTTTGTCAACTGTTTTTTCAACCAAGCTTCTTCAAAGCCTTCTTCGTTGACACAGTTTTCATGATTACCCCAAATACGTTTGAAGTAACTATCATACATTTGCTTAATAGATTTTTCGTCCCAGCTGTCTGGAACAAGATGACCTTTTACGATCCAATGCAGTCTATTTGCTTCTTTAAGTTCTTTCTCGTTCAAAGTGCGAATACTTTCTTGTTATCAAATGCTCGGTGCCATCCAAAAAATTGAGCCTTATAATCTGAATGATCGTCAGAACTTAGATTTTTCCACTCGTCTCTTTTTGACCATAGTTTCATAGCACCTTCGTACCAATCAGTATTATCAATAATATACTCAAGTTTATCTTTTGCTTCCTGAGCTTGTTCTAAATTATCAAAATCCTGTTCAATGTGTATGACTTCCATTACTATCTCATTAGTTACAAAATCTAAACTAAAATCAATACCCCACTTTGGCTCGATGTTAAGTAACTTTTGTAGGATTGGTCTATGCTTGCTTACTTCTATTAGTTGCTGTCTAGCTTCACCTGCAAAAGCATATCGCGTAAGTAGCATGCAATGATCTAATACCAGACCGTGTTCACTTTGTTCTAAATCTTGATACCATTCTTGTACTGGAGCAATATGAAATTGAATTTCTCTGTTGAGATCTATATCGTTTGCTTCGTAATGCAAATATTCTAAGGGTGTAGGAATTTCATAACCGTCCTTATCAAAGTCTTTGAATGGCAACGTTTCAACTAAGGATCGCTCTATTGGAACTGTAAGATAAGGATTATTTGTAAACTTAGGTTGTAAGTTTATTAGATGCATTATGACTCTTCCCTTGCCTGTAGATATGCATCGTAACGTAGTCGGGCATTGGTAACAAACCCGTCGATTTCGGTGCGTACTTCCTGCAAAGTTTTTCCGCCTTCTCTATTTTCTCCATAGATGCTTGTTTTTAGTGCATCTAATGCTTCTTGCATCTGACCTGAGTACAAATATTCAGGAAATGTTGGGTCTCTGTCTAAAGTTGCAAGTTCACTAGCAAAATCTTGATTGCCCTGTTCTCTTGCACGTATAGACTCAAACACACTTGTTAGATAGTCAACTGTTTGTTCGTAGGTTAGTTCGTCGTCTACTCCTTCTATTTCAGCTGGAGTTTCTGCGTCTGCTGTACCTCTATTGTCTCTGTCAGTATAATCTACATTTACTCTTATTCTTCTGAGAATGTTCTCTACACCGATAAGTTCTGTAGAGCCTAGTTCACCTGTAATTGCTTCTTCAAGGTCTTCATTATATATTTCTTGGTAAGTTGTTTTTAATTGTTCCCAATCGTCTGCTGATCTTAACTTGCGCAGTTCTTGGTATACCGCTGCTTCGTTTGTTCCTACTCCTGAAAGTGCAGCATTTATTCCTTGTGCAATTTCTTCGATATTTACTTCTTGTTCAGCAGGTTCTGTATATTGCTGTTCTGCATGTGGCTGCAAATATTGGTAAACAGTTGTAGGAGTTTTTAAATTATAGGGAATACTTATGCCGTAGTTTAAGGCGTTCGACGCCCACTGTGCCACGCTTTTATTTGCGCTCATATCAGCACCAATTTGTCTTTGTGCTCGAGACATGAAAGAATTTATAGCACTAGGGTTACCTTCCATTCTTTCTATTCTAGAACCTGCAAGAGATGCAATTATATTAGCCCACTGTTGACGAGTGAATCTGTCACGGACATCGCCCATTGTGACTAATCTATCTTCTTGCTCTATTAGGTCAAATATGCGCATTAAAGCCTCGTTAGTTTGTCTAAAATGTCTGCCATTGATTCCTGTGCAGTCTTTGGAGTACCGTCTGCATTGTGGGTTTCACCGTACTGATCATCCCATCTTGTTTGAGCTGCTCTTAGATTTCTGCCTCTGTCTGTGGTATTATTGTTAGCAGGTCTAGGAGGAACTGCATCGCCGCCGCCTGGCTGTTGTGTCTGTGGTGTATCCTGTGCAGGAGTAGAGCTTGCTTGCTGGCCTCCGCCTCTACGCTGTGCTTCAGCTTCCACCGCTGCTAGTAGTTCAGGATTGCTTACACGAGCATCAGTTCCGCCTGGGGTAGTACTACCCCTATAGGTACCTGTTGAATCCGGAGTTGGATTAATAAAGTATTTTTCACCTTCCCAATATGCCACAATGTAATCATCTTCTTGCTCTGACTGCGGAGCGATACCATTGCTGTCTACAGATCCTGTGTTTCTTGGTCCCGTAAAGAAGTCACTATAATCACCCTGAGGTTGCTGTCCTGCGATATTTTGACCTTTATCTAAAATGTCACCTAGTCTATCCTGTGTAGGTTGCGGTAGTGCTGTTGACCATTCTGCATCATTAGCCAGGCCGTTAAGACGATCTAAAATGTCTTGCAACTCTTGTGACTCTTCGTCTGTTAATTCTTCTAAAAGAAGCCTGCCTTCTACAATTGCAATAAGGTTCTTAAAGTCTACAGAATCATTTGTAGTTTCTGTTTCTGCTTTTTGTAATAGTTCTTCTGCTCTAGAAAGTTCTCTACGGAAGTCTGCAAATGTTTTGCCACCATCATAGCTAATACTTCTTAGTCTAACAATTGCGCCAATTGTTTCTGGGCCAGCATCTCCGTCAACAGTTGCACCCATGAATTCTTGGAACTCTTTTACACCTCTGATTGTAGCAGGTCCATATTTACCATCCACTGTTCCTGTATCAAATCCTAGATCATTAAGATATTCTTGCAATTCCCTAATTGCGTCTTCTTCCTCTGGATCGTTAGCTAGTCCACCTTTTCCTGAGTCTGCGAATGCCTCTAAATCTCCTGATGGTGTGTCGTCGTCAGCGTTTGGCTCTTGCCCGCCTCTTGTGCCATCGTCCGGTCCTGGTGTTGGTGCATTATCATCACTATCTGCATCTAGCTCGTCGTCTGTTTGGGGACTATCGCTTGTGTCTGGTTCTTCCGCAGCGGCTGGTAGCACTGCTTCTGCATCACTAATATAAGTCTGTGCTTGTCTCTGGAATGTGCCACTTAGTCTAGGCTCTAACATCTTTAGATCCGCAACCAATGCACGTAGTTCTGCTGCTTCCTCACTTGTATAATCTCTTTCAAAAAGGAAGTTAAGAGTAGACTCTGAAATTTCTTTATACAAATCTGAAGAAAATGTCTTACTTTCGTTTCGTATGTTTAATAGCTCTATTATTCTTTCGATCTTAGTTCCAGCCAATTGATTAATATCTCTTTCGCTCATATCTGAGATATCAGTGCCGTCACTTAAAACATTTGTATTGTTCTCAGATCCTGTGCCGCTGTCGTCCGTTGCTGGTTCGCCATCGTTATCCTGCTGTTGAAATGCAGGTTCGTCTGGATTGTTACTACGTAGTCTTTCCATTTTAGGATCTGGGATTAGCTGTGGATCAAATTCTGCAATTGCGATTGCACTTCTTTTTGACGCACCTCGTGAAGTACGATGTCTTCCTTCCTCGTCTGTGTCTGTGCTATGAAACAAATTGCCTTCGGGGAATTGGTACAAACCAGGCAGTCCTAACTT